CTAAACAACCATTTGATTTGAACTTGCCGGTCATCAATGGAGAGACTGTTGGCGGTAATTGTGATCTGTGTTTTTTGAAGTCATTGCCGAAGGTTGTGTCATTGATTAGGGAAAAGCCAGAACTTGCGACCTGGTGGATAAAAATGGAGGCTCTTATACCAACGGTTGCGGACGTTAAAAAGCTTGGAAGTGGCAACAGGTTTAGACTGGATAGGCCGTCCTACCAAGATTTGCTAAACAACAACCATAATCAAAAAGAGTTATTTGACGATGGCGATATAGCTTGCTTTTGTGGTGATTGATATGGGCGAGCCAGCAAAAGTGATCGATTTCAAGCTGCCAAAGCGCCCACCCAAGATTGTGGAGAGGGACGCGCCACCGGATCAGCGCAGCTTGGCGGTGGTGCCACTGCGAGCTATCCGAGACCGCGAGCTCACCGATGGTCAGCTGCGAGCTCTGGCCATTCTGTGCAGCTACTGCAACCGGGCGGGGATAACGTGGGTGAGCCAGGGCAGGCTGGCCAAGGATATGCAGGTGAGCCAGCAGTCGATATCAAAGCACCTGAAGGCTCTGGTGGCCGCTGGATACATCGAGGTGACGGCCAAGGGATTCAGGGGAGAGCGAGCTAACACCACGCGTGTTATTTACGATCCCAATGTTACGTCCCAGGACGCGATAGCTATCACCAGCGGGCAAGAGGACACCAGGCCACCACACCAGGCCAGGAAGGAGACAGCGCAGGCAATGGAGCCAGAGTTCACAGAGGAGCAGATGGCGGCCAACCGCAAGAGGCTCAAAGAGATGCTGGGGGGACTAGCAACCAGGGACGGATTTCACTACAACAGACCAGAGAGGATAGGAGACATCGTGGCAAGGAAACCAAAGGCGAAACCAGCACCAAAGGACACCACTCATACACAACCTAATGTGGTTGTGAATGAGAAGGGCTCCCATACACAACCACATACACAACCTAATACGGTTGTGGAAACACAGAAGAACATAGGTATAGATAGGTTGTTTATGTCTATAGGTTTAGAAATAAATAAAGAATTAAAAAAGACTTTAGAAGATTGTTTAGATTCTAAGATGATCTTTACAACCTTCGAGGAGTTGAAGAATCGATACGCAGCCGAGAGCTTGCCAATGCCCAAGAGCCCGGAGACCATCGTTGAGATGATGATCCTCATAGGCGCCGATGCCTCTCTGACGCGATCTGAGGCTCCTCCATGCCGCTGAAACGGGGTAGGGTAGGCAAGGGTAGCCAGCACACAACGCGATCCCGTCACAGCGCCTCTAATCCAATCTGTTCAATTGCCAAACGAACGTATGGCTTTTGTACGCAGCCAGGGGTACGCTGCGTGTCAGGCGATTGGCGGCCAGTAGGGGCGTGGTGGTCAACCTTTTGCGGTGGACATGGCCTGGGCTGGCTGTGGGAAAGACACCCCTTCCCTCCCCCCCGTCCACACCGTAGCGGGGGTGTCTCTCCGAAATTTTCCTCAACTTTTCTTGGAAGGAGTTTTTGATGGCGTATGAGATGAAACCTGGGCAGGGCTCTGCTTTCCCAAACGAGAAGAAGGCCGAAGATTGGCACGCCGACTTCCGTGGCAAGGTAATGCTCCCAGATGGCAAGACCCACTGGCTGGACATTACAAACAAAAAGACCAAGGATGGGAAGGCGTATGTCACCGTCAAGATTGGCAACCAAACCCAGCAACAGGGCGAAGCCTACTCCGCAGCTCACAAACCATTTCCGGCCCAGGACAGTCACAACAAGGCCAAGGCCAATGGGTTCGTGGACCTCGATGAAGACATTCCGTTCTGATGACCAGGCCCAAATCCCGTATATCCGAGCAGGTGCCCAGCCTCAAGAACTGGGGTGGGGTGCGCTCTATCCAGCGTCGCATGGAGCGCTCGGCCACGATTACGGAGAACCGAGAGGCTATTGCGTTTTCCCTGCTGTGCATGGCCAACACCAAGATCACAGATATCCTAACGTGGGACGAGGACGGAAATGTCAAGGTTAAAGCGGCAAGTCAAATTCCTGACCACGCCTTGCAAGCAATCAAAAATATCAGGGTCAGGCGTGAGAAGGATGGTTCGCAGACGCTGGACGTTGAACTCTACGACAAGGTTGGCGTGCTCCGTCTACTTGCTAAAGCGTCTGGACTACTTGATAACCCGGACGATGGATCAGATAAACCGTCGGTGCTAGATGTCAACGTAATTGCGCCTCACACCAACCAAGAGGAGGGGTAAACAAAGTGGACTTCACTAACCGCAACTTTGATTCTTGGGTAGCGTCCAGGCAAGACGCCAAGCACTGGTCAGAAGACGAGCTGGCCTGCGCCGAGGTGGCCTGGAAAGAGTGCCAAAGGCACTGGGAGGGCGTGTGCCAGATGCACATGAACCGCGTGGCAGAGCTCGAGCGCTCCGTGGCCTGGCAAGATCACCACATCTGGAACCTAGAAAACCGTAAGGAGACCAAAACATGAACGACCTTGGGTGGTTTTTTCTGTATTCCGTGTCCTGGCTTGCCTTTTCTATGTGGGCGGCGTGGAGGATGGACCAATGAGCCAGGCAAACGACAGGCAAGAGGGCGGCAGTCACTACAAAACCAAGGCAATCCAGCCCTGGGACTACATTGTGGCCAACGATCTGGGGTTCCTCGAGGGCTCAATCATCAAGTACGTCACCCGATACAAGGAAAAAAATGGGGTCTACGACCTAAAGAAGGCCGCACACTTTCTCGAAAAACTGATCGAGGTGCAAAGTGGCAAGAACTAAGGAGCAATCCACCAAGGCCGTGGCCACAACTGGCCTCAACCTAGACTTCTCTAGGTCACCAACCGTCTACGACTTCATTGGGTCCAACGCATTTGTGCAGGGAGTCATGGGCCCGGTGGGCTCTGGCAAGAGCTACGCGTGCGCGGCCAAGGTAATGATCAAGGCCGTCAAGCAAAAGCCATCCCCTATCGATGGCATCCGATATACGCGTTTTGCAATTGTACGCAATAGCTACCCAATGCTAAAAACCACAACCATTAAGACCTGGTTGGACCTCTTCCCAGAGGCAACCTTCGGTCCCATGCTGTGGACGCCACCAATCACGCACCACATCAGGTTGCCGGCCAGGGACGGGGCAGCTGGAATCGACTGCGAGGTGATATTCCTTGCCCTCGATCAGCCTAAAGACGTGCGAAAGCTGTTGTCTCTGGAGCTTACCGGCGCCTGGGTCAACGAGGCCCGAGAGCTGCCAAAAGCGGTGATCGATGGCCTCACCCACCGGGTCGGCCGATACCCAACTAAGAGAGATGGTGGCGCCACCTGGCACGGTATTTGGATGGACACCAACCCCATGGACGACGATCACTGGTGGCACAAGATAGCGGAGAAGGAAAAGATGTCTGGCCAGTACGCGTGGAAGTTCTGGAAACAGCCAGGTGGCATCGTCGAGGTAGACCCAGAGGAGCTGCCAGATAACCCAGAGGCAAACGACCACATCTTCTCAGCTGGCAAGTGGTGGAAGGTCAACCCAAAGGCAGAAAACATCAACAACCTGCCACCCGGCTACTACCAGCAGATGCTGCTTGGCAAGAACCTAGATTGGATCAAGTGCTACGCGGGTGGGATGTACACCTACGTCCAAGAGGGCAGGCCAGTTTGGCCAGAATATAACGACTCGACCATGTCTGGCGACACCACGGTCAACCCGCAGGTGCCAATCCAGGTGGGCCTGGACTTTGGTTTGACACCAGCTGCAACCATTGGCCAGAGATTGCCAAACGGAAGGTGGGAGATTCACCACGAAATTGTCACCTTCGACATGGGACTCGAGAGGTTTGGCCACCAGCTGCTAGCCGAGCTCAACGCCAGGTACCCAAACCACCAAGTAATGATCTGGGGCGACCCGGCAGGCCAGGCCAGAGACGCCATCTACGAGGTCACCGCCTTTGATTTCCTAAGAACCCTTGGTCTCAAGGCACAGCCCACAGCGTCCAACGACTTCAAGGTCAGGCGAGAGTCATCGGCTGCCCCAATGCAGCGACTCATCGAGGGAAAGCCAGGTCTCGTGGTGAACCGAGAGTGCAAGCTGCTGAGAAAGGCGCTAGCCGGGGGGTATCACTTTAAGCGGGTCGCAATTGGCGCAGGCCAGGAGCGATTCAGAGACGCCCCAAACAAGAACGAACACTCACACATTGGCGATTCCTTTGGGTATCTACTGCTTGGTGGTGGCGAATACAATCGAATGACCAGGAGCCACAAACTAGGCGGCCAACCACAGGGCATGATTGTGGCCAACACAGACTTTGACATCTTTGCGTGAGGTGATTGCACAGTGATATCGCTGGTATTGCATACCGATCAAAGACCAATAGAATAAAAGCATGAGTGGCTTAGTCATCTTCGAGAGCGGAGAGCTGTCAGTCGCAGATCAACGCGAGCTGGTGATTAAGATGCAGGGCGAGCTGCTCGATATGGAGCAGGCAAAAATTGTAACGTCTCATCGATTCTTGCCTGGCCTGTACGAGCGCACGATTACGATACCACCGTGGACTGTGTTAACTGGAGCTGCACACAAAACGCAATACAGGGTTCGACTTGAGAGTGGAACCATCGCAGTCAACACAGACAGTGGAGTAAAAGTGCTGGTGGCCCCAATGGAATTTGATGTGCCAGCTGGTTTTCAGAGAGCTGGTAGGGTGTTCGATGAAGAGGTTGTGTGGACTGACATATACGAGAACCAGGACAACTGCCGCGACATTGAATTACTTGAGAGTCGGTTGTATGAGGTTCCAGCGTGTGGGCTGGGTGAAAATCGTAGGTTGAAAGGGGAACTAATATGGCGGGATGGGTCGCAGGCGCAATTATCTTAGGCTCTGCCTACACAGCAAACGAAGCTCGCAAGGCTAGAAAAGACGCTGAGGGCCAACAGCGGCAGGCGCTGCAACAGCAGGCATCAGATGCAGCTGCAATGCGCGAGCAAGTTGCAAAGCAAAACGAGATTTACTCGATGCAGGCAGCTAGCCTAAAAGAGCAAGCAGACGTTGCTCGCCAACAATTTGAGCAAGGCTCGCTGCAATACAAAGAAAACAAGTTGGCCATGGAAAAGAAAGCCGCAGAGGTGCAGGCCGCAGCTGACGAGGAGCGCCGAAAGGCAGCCGCAGCCGAGGCGTCAGCTCTAAAAGCTAGAACTAGGGGTGGGCGTCGAGCTCTTTTATCTCAAGAGCGACTAACACCGGAGCTTGGAATTGAGAGTCCACAGCTTGGAACGAGGGCGATGGTGTAACCATGGCGGCGCCGACCCTATATCAAAAACGCACAGCCGCAAAGCGCGGCTCAAGAGATATAGCTCGCCTAGCTGAACAATATAAGCGCGGCATTCAGTCTGTGTCGTCTGAGTACGAGCAAGCATTTGGCGCATACCAAACTAAGACAGCCGAGACATTGGCGCCATACGAGGCCGCTGTTAAGAAATACCAAGAGAGCACCCTACCTCAGTACGAAAGCGCAGCTGCCGCATACGAGACCAAGGCCAAAGAGTACCAAAGCAAAGTATCAAGCTACCAGGATTTATTAAAAAGCTATGTTGTCGACACAAGCGGAAACCTAGCAAGATTTGAACGGTGGGCGTCTTTTATTGATCCAAGTGTTTTTAATATTATTGGTAGCCAGCCGGTCAATTTAGAAGAGAGCGCGTACTACGCAGCGCAGTTTCCTAGTCGAGTCAGACCGGATCTAGGTAAATATCAGTTTGTGGTAACCGGGGCCAGGCAAGAGGGTCGCACAAGTTTGCAGCAGGGGTACTTAAAAGCTGCAACCGCAACGCAGCCATTTGAGCAATTTACGCAGCGCACGGCGCCCGGCGCGTTTACAGAGAAGGCCCCAGCTACGCCAGAGGCTCCACCATCTGCGCCAACAATTGAGTCATTCTCTGATGAGCCATTTCAACAAAAGCGAGCTGCGCTAGAGAGTGAGTTTCAAAGGGAGCTTGGCGAGCGCAAGTCTGCTCGAATATCAGCTGTATCACGCCGCTCTGCGCGGCCACTAATGCAAGGGTAACCATGGACAAAGTTGAAAAGGTGATGGGTGAATACAAGCGCGGCAAGCTCAAGAGCTCATCTGGTGACAAAGTTAAAAGCAGAAAGCAAGCGGTGGCCATTGCGCTATCTGAGCAGCGCCGGGCTCGCAAGGGTGGTCTTATGAAGGAAGCAAAATATGGATAAGGAAGTGTGGGACAAACCCAGGCCAAAGAGCGCTGGCAAGCCAGAGAAACTTACGCCATCTGAAAAACGTATGGCCATGCGCAAAGCTAAGAAAGCTGGGCGGCCATATCCAAACCTAATTGATAACATGATGGCGGCTAAAGAAAAGTGAGCAAGTACAAGGACCCGGAGGGCGGCCTCACCGAGGCTGGCCGGCGAAAGTTTGAACGATCAGGCGAGAGCAAGAATCTCCAGCCTGGCGTCAAAGAGGGCTCCCCATCTGGAGACCGAGCCAGGCGCAAGGGTTCGTTTTTAACTCGCTTTTACACCAACCCGAGCGGACCACTGGTAGACGACAAGGGCAGGCCAACGCGTCTAGCGAAGGCAGCAAATGCTTGGGGCGAGCCAGTGCCGCGCACTAGAGCTTCAGCTGCAAGATTGGCCGCCAAGGGCCGCAACCTGCTTGAGAAGTACAAACTGGAAAAGGACTGACAGATGGAAATTAGTTACTACGACAAGAAAGCTCCGGGTGGTATTCGTTTGTCTCCTGACGAAATAATGAAGCGCCAGGAAATAGCTCAAAAGAAAAAAGACGAGTTCCAGCAGCTGTATCAAGACGCCTACGAGTTTGCCCTGCCACAGCGCCAGCTATATGGAATCTGGGAGGGCGGCACGTCGGGCACTAAAAAAATGCAGAGAGTATTTGATTCGACAGCAATCAACTCTACCCAGCGATTCGCTAACCGATTGCAATCTGTGGTGTTTCCTCCCCAGCGCAAGTGGGCCAGGCTAGAGCCGGGTCCGTCTATTCCCATGGACAAGACACAGATGGCGCAAGCTATCTTGGATGTCTACCAGGACAAGATGTTTGCGGCTCTGCGTCAATCTAACTTTGACATTGCAATCGGAGAGTTTCTTTTGGACCTCGCGGTTGGCACGGCCTGCATGATGGTCCAGCCGGGCGACGATATTAGCCCAATCAACTTTGTGCCGGTGCCGCTGTTTCTGGTCGCATACGAGGAGGGAGCCAACGGCCAGGTCGACAATGTCTACCGTCGGATGCGCATGAAGGGCGAGAGCATCGAGCGCCAGTGGCCAGATGCCAAGATGCCAGACGACATGGTTCGGCGCATTCAAAATAAACCCACAGACGACGTGGAGCTGCTCGAGGCAACCATATTCGACGCCAAGAGAGGCGACTACTGTTACCACGTTATCGACAAGGTATCCAAGCAAGAGATTGTTTACCGCAGGCGCAAGACATCTCCGTGGGTAATCTCTCGATACATGAAGGTGGCGGGTGAGATTTACGGTCGCGGTCCGCTAATGACGGCGCTGCCAGACATTAAAACCCTAAACAAGACCAAGGAGCTTCTGCTCAAGAACGCCTCTATGGCGGTCTCTGGTGCATACACCGCAGCTGACGACGGGGTCTTAAACCCGAACACGGTCAAGATTGTCCCTGGCGCAATTATTCCCGTGGCGCGTAATGGTGGGCCACAGGGTCCCAGCTTGCTGGCGCTGCCAAGGTCTGGTGACTTCAACGTCTCCCAGCTGGTAATTAACGACATGACAGCTAGCATCAAGCGCATTCTCCTCGATGAGTCTTTGCCACCAGACAATATGTCCGCAAGGTCTGCCACAGAGATTGTGGAGCGCATGAAGGAGCTGGCACAGAACCTGGGCTCTGCCTTTGGCCGACTAATCAACGAGACCATGATTCCTTTGACGGCCAAGATTCTTGAGGTTATGGACGAGCGCGGGATGATTGATCTGCCGCTGCGGGTCAACGGCCTCGAGGTTAAGGTTACCCCGGTGGCCCCTCTTGCCCAGGCCCAGGCCATGGACGAGATCAACGCCATCTTGCAATACTCGCAGCTGATGCAGGGCTTTGGCACAGACGGTGCCGTAGCTATCAAGACAGACCTGGTTGTCGACTACATTGGCGACAAGCTAGGGGTGCCAGCTACTCTGAGAAACAACCAAGCAGAGCGAGCGGTGCTCATGGAGCAGATGCAGCAACAGCAGCAAAGCGCCTTGGCCATGCAGGCCATGAGCGCCCAGATGGCAGCCAGCGCAGAGCAGCCCATGGTCCCACCTGAGATGGTGCCGGCATGAGCTGGGAGGATCTCGATGAGCCGGTCCCAGCAGATATTAGGGACGTAACTCAACAGCGCGAGGAGCTGGCCAAGCTGTGCCTGCGTATATTTGCGACCGAGGACGGGCAGAAATTGATGACCTGGCTTCGGGCAACCTATGTCGACGTGCCTGTCGCCGCGCCTGGCACCGACGCCTCATTCGCTTACTTTGTCGAAGGGCAGAGAAACGTGGTGAGGGATCTAATGTCGCGGATTAACCAAGCAAGGAAACTATGAGCGAAGACACCAACATCGAGCCCGGAGAGACCGGCCTACTTGATAACGTGCAACTAGAGGACCCAAACGCAAACAAAGAAGTAAACCCATCGGCAACCGAGGTTGACCACAAGGCAGCGCCGCCAGGCGAGCCAAAGCCAGAGGGCCCGAAGGACAGGCCAGAGTTTCTCCCGGAGAATTTCTGGAAAGACGGCAAAGCAGACTACGAAAGCCTGGCCAAGAGCTGGAAGGACCTACGGGCAAAAATTTCCAAGGGCGAGCACAACGCGCCAGCTGATGGAAAGTACAAGCTCGAGGCATTCGGAGAGGGCTACGACGACCAAAACCCAATTGCTGGGACACTAAGCAGCTGGGCCAAGGAGAACGGACTATCTCAGGCTCAGTTCGATGACCTGGCCGGAAAGCTATCCTCCCAGGCCAGAGAGCTTATGCAGGGCGAATCGATTGACCCAGCCGAGGAGCTCAAGGCCCTTGGGCCAAACGGCAACGCCATCGTTAACGGCATGGTTGATTGGGCCAGGGGGATGGTCAATAAAGAGATTCTATCGAAGGAAGACTTTGAAGAGTTTAAGATTATGGGCGGCACAGCTCGGGGCATTAACGTACTTATGAAGATTAGGTCTGCCTACGAAGGTAGGATGCCAATTGACCCGGCACCGCTCGAAGATGGAATGAACCGCAACAAGCTCGAAGAGTACATCAAGGACCCTCGGTGGAACAGCGACCCGAACTGGAGACAGTCTAGGGAGCGCGAGTGGTTTTCCTCACAGAGATAGATTTCCTCCTCCCCTCTCCTTCGGGGATTTAACCCGGCCACAGCGCCGGGTTTTTTTTGGTGCTTGCATTTTGTTTTTTAACAAATAGAATAAAACTATGGCCCACCGCTTTTGATAGCGACCCTGACCGCAGTGAGATGCTGACGATTGGCTGCCGTAAGTAGCAAGCACAGGCCCGGAGTATTGGCTCACCGACGCGATTAAACCCTTTTTTTTGACTAATTCAAGGAGCACAAAATGGCCGTTTCTCTTTCAAACGCCTTCGTTACGCTCTTCGATGCTGAAGTCAAGCAAGCCTACCAGGGCAAAGCAATGCTGGTTGGTGCGGTTCGTCAGCGTCGTGGGGTAGAAGGTTCTACAGTTAAGTTTCCCAAGGTCGGCAAGGGCGTAGCCACAGCTCGCGTAACGCAGACCGAAGTTACTCCCATGAATGTGGGGTTCTCTAACGTAACTTGCACGTTGCAAGATTGGAACGCAGCAGAATATTCTGATGTGTTTTCGCAACAAAAAGTAAATTTTGACGAGCGCTCTGAGCTGGCCCAGGTAGTTGGCTCGGCTATTGGGCGCCGCCAGGATCAAATTATTTTGGACGCGTTGAATGCAGCTTCCAGCACGGGAACTGTGGCCAACAGCATTGGCGGGTCAAACACCAACATGAATATTGCTAAGTTGCGTGATGCCGCCAAAATCTTGAACAAGAACAACGTGCCATCCGACAACCGTCACATTATCATCCACGCTAACAGTTTGGCATCGATGCTCGAGCAGACCTCTGTCACCAGCTCGGACTTCAATACCGTTAAGGCTTTGGTGCAGGGTGATATCTCGACGTTTATGGGATTTCAGTTTCACGTTCTAGGTGATCGTTCTGAGGGTGGCTTGCCGCTCGACGCATCCAATGACCGCACGCTGTATGCTTTCCATCGTGACGCAATTGGTTACGCAGAAGGTATCGCTCCCCGGACAGAAATCAACTACATCGCCGACAAAACAAGCTGGTTAGTAAATGCTTTGTTCTCTGCCGGCGGTATTGCGATTGACTCCGAGGGTATCGTTAAAATCACTGCTCGCGATACTGCAGCAGCGGCCTAATAGGAGAATCTAAACATGGCATATTCTGCTGATGGTTTTGTGACCGTATGTGCATCGAAGGCTGGAAACGCGCCATCGATGTATTTGTATAAAACCGCTGACACGCAAGCTACCGTTAACACCGTTAGTTATTTTGATAGCATTGCATCGCTATTAAAAGTTGGCGACATTATATTTGTCTACGACTCAACCACGCCCAGCCTGGTGTTGACTTATGTCAATGCCGTGTCTTCTGCCGGTGTGGTTGACATCGCTGATGGCACCACCGTAAGCGCAACTGACACCGACTAATTGGTGCAGTTGTAACCGGGCCAGCCACTGAGCAATCGGAGGCTGGCCTTTCTTACACTGAGGGGTTGAAATGGCGGCAGGTGATACCGGAATACGGATTTGCTCAGATGCCCTGCTTATGCTGGGGGCCAAAGCAATCACATCTTTTAATGATGGAACAGACGAGAGCTCGGTCTGCGACCGACTCTACCCAAATGTCCGAGACTCCACGATTACTATGTACCCGTGGGGATTTAGCCTAAAGAAGGTGCAGCTCTCGCAGCTGATCACCACTCCCAGCTCTGTGTGGAAATACGAATACCAGCTGCCAGGTGATCGGCTAGCCAGCCCCAGGGCAGTATTTGAGACCAGCGCTGTTGGCAGCTACCCAGTAAAAGATTGGGAAATACAAGGCGACAAGCTGCTTGCCAATATTCAATCCGTCTATATCGACTACCAATACTCCGTGCCAGAGTACGCAATGCCGTCATATTTTATTCAGCTGCTCAAATATCAAATGGCCTGGCACATTGCAGAGACCGTTACGGAGCAGCAAGAAAAATCTACCAAGTGGCAGAGAGTCGCGCTGGGCGATCCATCCGAAAATATGCGAGGTGGGTACTTTAGGGTTGCCGCTAACATTGATGGCCAAAACCAACCCACCAGGGTAATTGAAGACTTTAGCTTAATAGCAGTGAGAAACTAATGCCGCGCTTTGTCGAGTTTCAAACCAACTTCTCAACGGGCGAGCTCGATCCCCTGCTGCGCGCCAGGGTAGATTTGCAGTCATATAACAACGCGTTAGCAAAAGCCACAAACGTCTTAATACAGCCACAGGGTGGCCTGCGTCGCCGACCAGGCACAAAGCACATCCTCGAGCTACCAAACAGCTCCACGCCATCAGCTGGCAACGGAGTGCGCCTGGTGCCGTTTCAATTCTCGGTCGACGACAGCTATATGTTGTGCTTTACGCACCAACGTATGTACGTCATCAAAGACGGCGCTGTAGTTACAGCGATTAACGGCGGCGCCAATAATTACTTAACGACATCGATTACCAGCGACATGGTGGACGATATGTGCTGGACGCAATCTGCGGACACGCTAATTGTTGTCCACCCAGACCTGCAGCCAACCACAATTGTGCGCGGAGCCACAGACGCAACTTGGACGGCGTCAACTATTAGCTTCGACTCTATTCCAAAGTACGCATTTAATTTGCAAGTATTTACCCCGCTAGCAACTATTACGCCATCAGCTGTAAGCGGCAACATTACTTTGACGGCGTCTGCGTACACGGGCGACACCGGAAGTTGCCAAGGAGCTACGGCTGGAACGCTGACTCTTAAAGCATCAGCAAGCTCAACAGACGACATTTATGTTGGGCTGTGCGTGCGCATGACATCTGGGTCGCAGTCTGGGAAAGCTCGAAAGATTACCGACTACAACGGCACCACCAAGGTTGCCACTGTGTTTCCAGATTGGGACACGCCGCCAACAAGTGGGAATGGGTACAAGGTTGTTCCATTTGCCAACGAAAGCGTGTATCAATACATCAACGCATCTCCGCAGGGCAGGGTGCGCATTACAGAGTTTGTTAGCGATGATGTGGTCAAGGGCATCACCGAGTATCCATTCTTTGACTCTAGCGCCAGAACAACAGGCAACTGGACGGTTGAGTGTTTTTACGAAGATGTCTGGAGCTCAACTAGGGGCTGGCCAAGAACGGTCACATTTCACGAGGGCCGTCTATTTTTTGGTGGATCAAAGAGCAGGCCGTCCACGATTTGGGGATCTAAGATTGGTCTCTTCTATGACTTCGTTCCAAGCGAGTCTTTGGACGACGACGCGGTCGAGGCAACACTAGATACCAACGAGCTCAACGTCATCACGGACATTATCAGCTCGAGGGACTTCCAGGTATTTACTACTGGGGGCGAGTTCTATGTGCCGCAGCAGGGAACCGATCCTGTCACCCCGCTGACGTTTACATTTAAGAACGTATCGCGTAATGGTACAAAGCCAGGCACCAGGGTGCAATCGGTCGAAACCGGGTCGGTCTACATCCAACGCCAGGGCAAGTCTCTCAACGAGTTTGTGTTTTCTGACACACAGCTCACATACATTACGCAGCGCATCTCGCTGCTTTCTGGCCACCTTCTCAAGGGGCCGCAACGTATAGCTATGCGTCGTGCGTCTTCCACGGAAGAGGGCGACTTGCTATTGATCACAAACACGGACGACGGGTCGATGTCTGCGTTTGCGATTATGCGCAGCCAACAGATTACTGCGCCATCTGAGTTTACAACTGACGGTGAGTTTATAGACGTTGGCGTAGATATCACGGACATCTACTGCGTGACAAAGCGCGTATTTAGTGGAACCACAAAATACTTTGTAGAGCTATTTGGATACGACTACTTTACAGATTGTGCTTTTGTTGGCGCATCCGCAAGTGGGATTGGGTCTGGGCTGCCGCATATCGGCAAGAGCTTAAACGTCATCTGCGACGGAGTGCCACAGTCTAACGAGACCGTCTCCGCTGGCGGCGCAATTACATTTGACCGCGAGTCAGTCACAAGCTACGAGGCTGGCCTGCCAATCCCGGTGTACGTTAAGACCATGCCGGTAGAGATCAAGCTGCAAACTGGCAGCCGGGTCTCATTCAAAAAGCGCATTGTGGAAATTAGCGCAATCGTGCAAGACACACAAAACTTAGAAGTTAACAACCAGCTCATCGAGTTTCGCTTGATGGATAACCCGCTGTTAGATTTGCCGGTCCCAACATTTACCGGAATCAAGCGCGTCAACGGTGTGTTGGGATATCAGCGCGAGCAGGCAATTGAGATTGAACAGACCCTGCCGTTGAAAATGAACTTGCTGGGCCTCGATTACCGCGTGGCCGTCAACTCGGGGACATAGACATGGCAATCACAGCTGGTCAGATGTATGGTGTAGCTGGGCTAATTTCTGCCTACGGCCAATCGGAGGCCATGAAGGCCCAGGGCATCTACAATCAAACCGCATACCTTCTGCAGGCAAGAGACACGCTGGCCATCTCTGGGGTTCGATCGGAGATGGATTTGCAATATGCAGAGATCCAAGCTGGCCGTCTGCTAAAGAAAGCAGAGGTCGAGGCACAAAATTACACCATCGCTGGAAACTCACTGCTCAAAAACATGAGGGCCACAAATGCGGCCATGCGCGCCAGGGCAGCCGCGTCCGGTGTCGCCTATGGCGAGGGCTCGGTTGCCGCTGTACAGCGAGAGAACGTGGCGGCCACATACCGAGACGTTGGCATCACAGACCTTAACGCGTTGACCGCCAGGGTGATGGGATTCGAGGACGCATCCGCAATGTTGCAATCCGCGGAGCTGCAAAACATTTTGACCCAATACTCAGCGCAGCGCCAGGCTGGCCAATACGAAATGGCAGGCGCAGCTGGCCGCAGAATTAGCGGTCTCATGGCAGACGCAACCCTGGTCTCTGGAGCAATTCAGGGCGCCAAAACAATTTCAAAGGTGTAAAACATGGCAGAGCAACGAATTGAATCTGGTCGCGCACAGATTGCTGGCGTGGGTGGGGCACCACTGCAGCGCGTTGCTATGGCCCCGGTTGACTACGTTGGGGTTCGCGCAGAGGGGCAGGCAGCTGGGCAGCTCTCTCAGATGCTAGAGAGAATGAGCTCGACACTGTTTAAGGAAGCAGGCGAGCTGCGCCAAAAAGAGGGCCTAGAATTTGTGGCCACAAACCCTGTTACCACAGAGCAGCTAGAGGCCGCCAAGGGCGGTAACATGGGACCACTTGATCTTGGCAAGGGATTCTCTATCTTTGATCAGGCGGTTCGCAAGGCCAGGGCCATGGAGATTTCTGGCCACTTTGAGATGGAGGGCCGCAACGAGCTCACAAAATTGCTTGTAGATGTTGAAACCGGCAAGGCAACATCAGCTGACGTTGAAACAAAAATCAAGGCTTTCACAGACGGATACACCAAAACAATTTCAACGATTGACCCAGAGGCGTCGTTTAAGTTTCGGGCCACGATGGCCACCCAGGGCAACGCGGTGCTTAAGTCAGCGTATGAGCTAGAGCTCAAGCGAGCCAAGAGCCAGCGCGTAGTTAAGTTTGATATGGACTTTGATAATCAAATGAGATTATTGGAGGCAGCCGTTAGCCAGGACCCAAACAATATAGAGGGTATAGCTGATGTAGTGCGCAAAAATATTGGAATGCAATCCATGGTATTTGGCGACGCATCAATACAGAAAGACTACTCCACCAAGTTTGAGGCTGGCCTGCGCAACGCAAAAATTAACGCGCTCACCAAGGTGCTGACCTCAGATGAGTTTATGGTTAACCCAGACGATACCTTGGCAAAAATTCGCAAGGGCGAGATTGGCAACTTGAGCCCGGTACTACAGCAGCTGATTAACTCAGACTTCGACGCGGTCGCAAAGGTAACGGCCAACTTTATGGTTGCGGCTAACCAGCGCGAGACACTGGCCACACAGAAAAGTGACCGCAATAAACGAGATGGCGAGGCAGCTGCAATTAACCTGCTCGAGCAAATCTTCCCGCTGTCTGAGGGAGACCCAAAGCGCAAGGTCCTGGTTGGCCAGCTCATGGATCTTCCACCTGGCTCTGTACCAATTGGCACCATCAAGGACCTGCTAGATGTCAACGTGCGATCCAACCCAATGGTGCTTGGAAACGTATACAACCAAATTGACAAGGGCGTCATCAACACCAAGGAGCAGATCGACGCATACGTTGGCAAGGGCGTCGGTGGCCAAGACTATGTGGCGCTGATTAAGTATCTTAACGCCGACGACAGGCGCGACAAGCGAGATCTGCAACAGGGCATCTCCAGGCTCGCTGGCATCCCAGTTATACCTGGCCAGATGATTGTGCTTGATCCCAAGGGAGCCGAGTTCCAGAGGCGCCAAGAGCTCGAGTCCGAGGCCCTTCGTATTCAGGCAGACGCGGCCAAGGGCGGGATATCTTTAACAACGTCGCAGATTCTGCAGCAGCTCGAGACCAACATTGCGGCCAGGCGCAAAAGTGAAGCTGCCGTTAGTGCCGCCAAGGCCCTTGAGTTCTACGAGAAAAAGGATTGGATTGGTGGCCCAATTACTAGAGAAACTCTGGCCGCGCTTGAGCGCAAGGCTGGAACAGATAAAAATAAGTTAAACGAGCTGCGACGTATTAAGACGCTGCTTGACCAAAAAGAAGGCATCGCGCCTGGAGGTGCAAGATAATGTCGTGGTCTGAAATTGAAAACGCATACCTGGACCGTCTAGCGGCCAATGCATTTCCTGGCACGCCACCAGAAGATCAAGAGCCAGTTAAAGCTGCAAGCACAGCGCAGCCAGCTGCGGCACCAGCTGAGATGAGAGCTATCCCCAAAAACGAAACACTGGGCGCTGTCGCTGACTTTGTGGGCCGGGTGCGGGAGATGGCCAACCAATACGAGATTAAGGATTGGGTGCCACTTCTTGGTGGCCTGGGCGTTGGTGATTTGCTGGTGGGCAAGTCCCCAGAGGAGATTGAAAACTGGGCCTATGGCAACGCGCCAATGCGTATTCCAGAAATGAGCAACGTGCCCATTGTCAAAACAGGTCGCAAGGAGAGTCTGGCAGACACCGCGATGCTAGGGCTCGACGTTGCTGGTCCAGCCGTTGGTGTTGGCAAGCTAGCCAAAACAATGGCCACCGAGATTGCTACGACACCACCTGTGGGCGCAATCAATATCAGTTCATTTAACCCGCAGCAAGAAATTAAAACAGCTGTAGATTTGGTAGCTCAAAATCCAGAGACATCTATTTATGTGCCGCAAGCAAATCGCGCACCATCTGTTGCGCTATCCGTTACCAGGCCAGAAATTATTGGAACTGGCAGCAAAGGCATTATTACTGTCTCTGATGCCGGTAAGTTTTTAGAGCAAACCCAAGTTACATTTAATGGTGGCAAAACATTAGATCCAACTAATCCACAAGATTTAACGCGCATGATCGACTCTGCGTCAGCTGAAGCAGAATTTCAGCTATCGCAGCCAATTAGCGGCGCTACCTGGTACGAAGACGATGTGGCCACCGCATTTAAGTTGTCATCTAAGATTGTTCCAGAGCTGGCCACGGATGAGCCATTGCGTGTGTTAACCACAGCGTTTGCGGCGTCTACCAGCTACAACACAAGAGCTGGAGCAAACTGGGGCATAGCTACAAAAATCTCTGATCACTTAATCAAGACCGGAGCAATAGCTGCACGCAATCCAGAAAATGGAAAACTATGGGGTGGCACTACCGGCCCAATCATGGAACAGCAGCTCAAGCTCCACGAATACATGATTAAAAAAATGGGGTTAGATGGCTACGCTAACTGGCTGCTTACACCCCACACAGTTAAAGAAATCACTCAGATGAAAATGGAATCCGGTCTCTATAAGAGCGCAACCACTCCTGGCAAGGCAACAGATATGAAGATGGGTGCGTTTATTATGGGCGAGAAGGGTGGTGCGTTTTTCTTAAATCTTAACGGCATCAAAGAAACCACCGCAGATAAATGGTTCACCCGTACATTTAACAGGCACACAGGAACTCTGACATCTGGCCCGGTATCTGAGCAAGGATTAGTTGATGCACCGCGCAATGAGGCAGAGCGCTCAGTAATGAAAGCCTGGAACCGAGCTGTAGCTCAAAACGTCAAGCTAGATGAGCAGGCAAACCAAGCTGTTCTTTGGTATTTTGAGCAAAACCTGTATTACAATTTAGGTGTTAAATCAGCAAGATCGGAGAGCTTTTCAGATGGAGCCAAAAACCTACTCAACGCCAGAGGAATTGCCATCGACGAACCCACAGGAGCTGCAGCTGCAGGCGGCAGCAATGCGGGTAAAGCTAGAGCAAAACAAGCTGGCCCAACAGCAGCAGGGAATTCAATCGGTAGCGGATCGCCTGCGGCAGATGCAAACACAACAAACGTAGAGCGGGGCCAGGCTCCCGCAATGGGAGCTGAGTAATGGCCATCAAACCACTTGAGCAGCGCTTAGAGTCAATTCTGCCGGCTGCAGATCAGATGGCATCTGATCCCATGGCCCCAGTCGAGCCAATGCCTGGAGAGGCCATAGAGGCCCCACAGATGGAACTGCTGTCTGGTGAGCCAGGCACGCCTAACATGGAAGACACAACCCAGGTCGCTGGGTTATTTGACAAGATCATTCGTGGTGGAGTCGGCTCGGTTACGCGCAAGGCACCAAAGGCAGGGCGCCAGATTGTGCCACAAAGTAAACCCGGTGTGCTCCCGGAGCCAGAGAAGATTGGGCGCTTCAAGGTAATCCCAGAGGCAGACGAGCAGCTGACCAAGCAAGTTGGCGAGGCCATAGAGACCCGCCAGGTCTCAGGTAAGGTAGCCGGCAAGCCACCCGAGGAAGCATTTAATCTGTCTCGGTTCCAGACCGAGGACGCAGCTGCGGTTGTGGGTGGGGTGGCAGATGCACTAGGTATCAAGACCAAGTCTGTGACCTTTGATGAGATCAAGGCTAAGGCAAAGGAAAGCGGAATCTCCGAGGCGTTTCTGTCCAGGTTAGTTGCGGCAGATGGCAAGATGATGCCGTCAGCTGTGGAGACATACAAGGCGCTCGAGGTTCTAGAGACCTCGGCCAACGAGCTGGACCGTCTATTTAAGTTGGTCGCAGATGGCAACGCCACAGACGCACAGAAGCTGCAGCTGCGCCAGCAGGTGGCCTTCCACGGCCTGGTGCAAAAGGGTGTCAAGGGAATCCAGACAGAGACGGCCAGGGCGCTGGCTGTGTTTCGCATTCCCCGAGAGGGCAACGCAGATGTCGTGCGCCAGGTGCTAGAGGAGTACGGCGGCGACCGCTCATTGCAAGACATGGCCAGGTCCTATCTGACCATAGAGTCTCGCGCAGCTCGCAACCAGATGGTTGAGAAGTCGATGTTCTCCAGCCTCAAGGATGTGTGGTTTACGACATACATTAACGGCCTGCTAGCGAGCGCGGTGTCCCACGCCAAAAACATTGTGGGCAACACAATGTTTGGTCTGTATCAGATACCAGAGCGCATGATGGCTTCGCTCTACTCTAAGTATTTGCCTAAAGCTGCCCGAGAAGGTGCGGTGCCAAAGTGGATGGGCGGCAGCTCCGTGTGGGGTGACCTGGTACCAGGAAGCGCAGCTGACAAGATAGCGCTAGACGAAGCGCTGACCATGATTCAATCTTTGCGCAATGGCGTCACCGAGGGCCTGCAGCTATCCGCTACATCTTTTCGAACAAATCAACCCAGCGACCTTGCGCAAAAGGTTGAGCTGCAGCGTATGCCCCAGGAGGCCCTGGGCGAGACGCTACAGCGGATCACCGGCGTTGGCCAGGACACCTGGATGGGCAAGGCCATGGACTACTACGGCACAGCTGTTACCTTGCCTGGCCGGGCCCTGATGTCCGAAGATGAATTCTTTAAGGGCGTCTTCTATAGGATGCAGCTCAATACTTTAATTGAGCGCAGGGGCAAAGGCGTGTACCGAGACGCAATTGCAAACGGCGCATCAGAGACGGACGCCATAGCGCTCAAGCAAGCAGAGATAGACTCTCTGTTTTCAAATCCACCAAAGGATTTAGACGACGCCGCGATGGAGTTTGCTAGGCGCGGCACGTTTACGGGTGAGCTGCCACCAAACCTGGCCGCGCTGCAGAAAGTATTTAATCACCCGGCCCTAAAAATTGTGGTGCCGTTCTTTAAGACCCCAGCCAACATTGGCCTCGAGGTAATCGAGCGCACGCCGTTTGCTCCGCTGTCCTCTAGGTTCCGTGAAGACATTGCCAAGGGCGGCATTTACCGAGACATGGCCCTGGCCAAGGTAACCCTTGGGTCTACCTTGCTGGCCACATTTGCGCTGATGTCTGGGGAGGGAGAGATTACCGGGGGTGGACCAAAGCGTGCGGCACAGCGCCAGGCGTGGGAGCGCACCGGGGCAAAACCATATTCGTTCAAGATTGGCGACAGCTACTACAGCTACCAGGGCCTCGAGCCAATTGGGGCATTTATTGGCATGGCCGCAGACTACGCAGAATATGCTCTGGAGGAGCCAGATGCCGACAAGGTAGAGCAGGTCTTCATGGGGATGGCATACGGCCTCTATGAGTACATGAAAGAGCAGCCATACCTACAGGGTATCGCGGAGGTAACAAAGGCACTGGGACTCGCTAGGGGCTCCGGGGAGGTAGACGGAGCAAAGGTTGTCAACGAAATCACCAAGCAGCTTGGCCAGTTTATTATTGGTGGTTCACCGCTGCCTGGAACCTCCGCTCTTGGCGGCGCCGTCGAGCGCCTATTGGACCCTCGGGCCACCAACGTAAACGCAAGCCCGGACCTGCCCATGGGCCTGCGCGGCCTGGTCACATCGTGGAACCGCTACCGCTCGCGGTTACCGTACTACAACCAGGACCTACCAGAGGATCTAAACTTGTGGGGCGACCCAAAGATGCAGGCCAGCGAAAACCCAGCCATGCGTATGCTTGGAATGGTGCTACCTACTAGGGTTTCCCCTGATCAGTTCTCAGATGTGGACGACGAGCTGGTGCGCTTGGGCTCACCCATTGGGATGCCAGAGTCCAAGGTTGGGTTTCAGATTGGCCAGGGCGAGGGGGCCATCTCTGGGAACGTGGAGCTGGACGCCAACCAGAGTCACCGGTTGCTGACCATCTATGGCAAGGAGACCAACGCCAAGGACGACATCTTGCGCCTAATCCGCACGCCTGGATTTGATCTGCTATCGAAGGCAGACCAGCAGCAACAGGTCCAAAGGCTGCACTCAAAGTATATGAATATTGCCAAAATGCAGCTTATGTCTGAGGACCCAGGCATCGAGGCCAAGATCATTGAGCTCAACGAATTGCGCCAGGCCCACGGAAACTACTACAAACCTTAATTGTGAACCAATAGAATCCATACAGGAAGGACCCGATCATGCCCATTCAGATTAACAACGTCTCTCGCCGAGCTGTGTATGCGCCAACCGGAGCTGGTGGCGCCGGCCCTTATTCGTTCACCTTCGAGATCCTGGCAGCCGGGGACATCGCGGTCTACAAGGACGACGTACTCTTAACCCTGACCACCCACTACACGGTATCGATTGCGGCCAACGGGACCGGCACGGTAACCATCACGGCAACCGGCCTGGCCCTGGCCCCGGTGAGCCCAGCCCAATATGCAATTGTTGGGAATCGTACGATAGCGCGTACGACTGACTATGTGACAGGCGGCGACTTCTTCGCCAACACTCTGAACGACGAGCTGGACCAGCAGACAATCTTTGCCCAACAAAACGCGGAGGGCATAGAGCGCTCTCTGAAGGCGCCACAGACCGACCCAACCTCAATCAGTATGACCATGCCTAGGGCCTCTGCCAGAGCCGGAAAGGTGCTTTCCTTTGATGCCAACGGCAACCCGGCTGCGGTTGATTACATTGGAGAGAACCGTGGAAACTGGGCGGCAGGCGTAGCGTACAACCAACGTGACATTGCCAAGGATACGACCAACGACAATATCTACCAGGTTCTAACCCCGCACACTTCAGCCGGTTCCTTGCCAATTACAACCAACGCCGACAGTGCCAAGTGGGCGCTGCTGGTTAATGCCGCAGCTGCCAACGCATCTGCCGTGGCTGCCGCAGCCAGCGCATCTGCCGCCTCAACGTCTGCGTCCAACGCCTCAACGTCTGCCAGCAATGCCAGCACCTCGGCAAGCAACGCATCGACCTCTGCATCCAATGCATCGACCAGCGCATCTGCGGCAGCGGCTGACGCAGCATCGGCTGCCTCTGCCCTGGCCCAGACCCTGGCGGCATACGACAACTTCGATGATCGCTACCTCGGGACCAAGGCCAGCGACCCAAGCGTGGACAACGACGGCAACGCTCTGGTAGCCGGTGCGCTTTACTTTGATTCAACCACCGGGGCCATGAAGGTCTACACGGGTAGCGCGTGGGTGGCAGCGTATGTGTCTGGTGGGGCTGGGGTTTTGCAAGCAGCTAACAACCTATCTGACGTTAGCAGCACAACCACGGCCAGGACCAACCTTGGGGTTGGCACGGGAGACAGTCCACAGTTTACAGCTGTCAACATTGGCAACGCATCTGACACAACCGTGACTAGGGTCTCAGCTGGGGTCATCGCGGTCGAGGGCAGCAACGTGCTACTGGCGTCCAACATTGGAACCACAGTACAAGGGTACGACGCGCAGCTCGCAGACATCGCCGGTTTAACGCCAACAGATAATAACTTTATTGTCGGAAACGGAACCAACTTTGTCGCAGAGTCTGGCGACACTGCTCGCACTAGCTTGGGCGTTGGTAGCGGTGACAGCCCTCAATTCACGGCAGTGAATGTTGGCCACGCGTCAGACACAACTGTAACCCGTGTATCTGCCGGGGTGATTGCGGTTGAGGGTAGCAACGTCTTGATGGCCAGCAACATTGGATCAACCGTTCAGGCATACGATGCACAGCTAGCTGACATTGCAGGGTTGACCCCGACAGACAATGGCGTGGTAATCGGCAACGGTACTAACTTTGTAGTCGAGTCTGGCGCAACGCTAAAGACATCGCTTGGCCTGACCATCGGCACGGACGTGCAAGCCTATGACGCAGACACAGCCAAGACAGACGTAGTCCAGACATTCACAGCAGCCCAGAGCTTTAACTCTGGCAACCTTAAACTCAATGGCTCCAGTAGCGGAGCGTCTACTCTTAATGCTGCCGCTGCCGCTGGTACTACAACCATTACTTTACCTTCTCAGACTGCAACGCTAGGCTACATCAATATCCCGCCAGTAGGAACCAAGACCGGCTCCTACACTCTTGCTACCTCTGATGTTGGTGAGTACGTCCAAGTAAGCACAGGGGGTTCAATCACAATCCCTGACGCTACGTTTGCCGAGGGCGATGCGGTCTCAATCTTCAATAACACAACAGGCGCAATCACAATCACCTGTACCATTACCACGGCTTATATCGCTGGGACTGATACCGATAAGGCTACTGTCAGTTTAGCAACCCGTGGCGTAGCAACAATCCTATTTATCTCTGGAACCGTCTGTGTAATCACAGGGAACGTGTCATAAATGACGGGCATCTTTCAGATTCTTCTTGCTGGGCAGGGTGCGCCGACTATCCTTGCTGACTACC